AGCACCTTTGTTGGTGACGGTGGTGGTAACGGTGGTGGAACTATTCAGAGTGGCACAGGCCCTAAAGGCGGCGGAGGTGCTGGCGGATACTCTGGCGCAGGTGGTAGCGGTAGTGCACAGTCACACGCAACCAATGGCGCAGGTGGCGGCGGTGCTGGTGGTAGCAATAACGGCTCCAACACAGGCTACGGCGGCGGCGGTGTCGGACTGTTGGGTGAAGGCTCTAGTGGTGTAAGAACTATAGGCGGCGCAGGCGGCGGTGGCTCTGGTGGCTCTGGTGGAGCTAATAACGTAGGCGGTCTGTATGGCGGCGGTGGCGGTGGTAGTACTATTAGTTCTAGTGGGAACGGTGCTGGCGGGGCAGTTAGAATTATCTGGGGTTCAGGTAGAGCATTTCCCTCTACTGGAACTGAAGACATATGATAGAACAGGAATTACTATAAATGGCAAACTTATCAAGTAAAGTTACACCGTCAGGCGTAGCAACAGCAGCACAAGGTACACTTGCCGACAGTGCAGTGCAGCCTAATGACAGCCCGACGTTTAACGCAGTCACAGCTACGTCTTACGCTGGGGATGGCTCTGCTTTGACAGGCATTGCAGCAGGTGGCGGCTCAGATGAAATCTTCTACGAGAACGGTCAGAACGTGACCACGAACTACACAATCACAAACGGCAAGAACGCAATGTCGGCTGGCCCTATCACGATTGATAGTGGTGTCACCGTCACAGTGGGTGCTGGCGAAAGGTGGATCGTACTATGAGCAAGATTACATTATCACCAAATTCTTCAGGCACAGGTACGTTTACGCTTGCCTCACCGAACAGCAATACCAACCGCACCCTGACCCTTCCAGATTCGGCAGGCGAATTACTTACAACTACAGGCGATGGCAGTGGGCTGACTGGTATTTCGTCTGGTGCTGGAACAGTTGTGACTTGGGCGGCATTTAACGGCGCAAGTATATCTATTACCAACTCAGGCAATGTTTCATCTATCACAGACGCTGGCGTAGGTAAATTCTATGTAAACTACTCTACCGCTGCTACTAACGCAACACACTCTAGCACCATGTCAGCAGTGACGTCAGGCTTTGGTATGCAAGCAAACTGTTCCCCTCTTGCAAATATACCTACTACTACAACAAGGGTTTCAGTAGGTACAGGAAACAGCATCAATGCTGGTTTTGCTGATATGTCTGACACTAACGTGATTTGCGTATCATGAGCAGCTACAGAGTAATCTTTGAAGACCCCGATCAGCCAGAGGCACCCGCAATGGTGCTTGTCCCTAGTGACAACTGGCTAGAAGAAGCCAAGGCTGGGCTACTGCCACCCATCTCCGTTTACTGGGTTTTGCAGGACGATGAGCAACAGGCCATCGCAGAGGGTCGTCACGACACCTTTAAGCATGACCAAGAGAAACACGCAGCACAGTGGACTGCACCTCGCATTGGCCCTCTCACAGAGGAAGAGGCCATCGAGTATCTGGTCATGAAGGACATCCCTCGTCACATCTGGTCACAGGAATACAACAGACCGATGTTTAAGATTGTGAAAACAGAAGACGTCCCATCTGACAGGTCGTTTCGTAATGCTTGGAGGATAGCAGCATGAGTACGTTAAAGGTTGATACGTTACAGACTACAGGTGGTGCTGGGCTTTATCCTGCACGGGCTTGGGTAAACCTCAACGGCACTGGAACGGTTGCTATTCGTGCTGACGGGAATGTCAGTAGCATTACGGATGTAAGCACTGGACAGTATGATACCAACTTTTCGTCTGCTATGTCAGACATAAACTACTCTTGCGCAATAGGCACTTATCTTGCTGACGTGGGTGTGCCTACTCCGTACCAATTTAATCTGTCAACCACATCTGTTCGTCTTTACTCGTACCGAGAAGATACAAATGTTTATGCCGACACTTCTACCTTCTGTGCGAACATTATAAGATGAGCAATTACAGAGTAATCCACAAAACCTACGGAGAAACACAATGATACAGACTTTCATTAAGATCGGAGGCTCAGATGGCTACTAATCTTAGAGGTGACGACAACTTCGACACTGCTAGTCCTATCCCTGCGGGTAACTTCACAGGCAAGTTGTGGCTGCATTATAACGCTTTTACCGCTCTTATCGTGGGCAGTGGAAACGTTTCCACTGTTACGGATAATGGCGTAGGTGATTATACGGCCAACTTTTCCAACAGCTTTTCGGATGCTAATTACAGTACGCCACAAGGCTCTGACGGACCTGTTAATGGTACTCATTGTCATGGCTATATTAATGGCGTTTATTCTTCAAGCGGGGTGCAACTTTCGTACTTTAATGATTCAAACTCCGCCGCCAGAGCAGACCCTACTAGGTCTTGCTTGGTAGTAATGCGATGACTAACTTCAAACTTCACGGAGAAATAAAATGACACAGACTTTCATCAAGATCGGCGCAACATCTTACGACGCCGCAGACTACACACTACCAGCAGAACGTACCTTTCGGGGCGCTTGGGAATCTAACGTTCCAGGGATTATCTCTGTAGACATGGCAGCAGCACGAGACATCTGGCGTGACAAGATTCGTCAGGCTCGTATTGAGCCACTTGAAGCACTCGACACTGCTTTCATGAAGGCGCTGGAGACAGGTGCTGACACCACCCAGATCACTGCTGACAAGCAAGCACTGCGTGATGCCCCTACGGATGCTGGCATTGATGCAGCTACAACTCCAGCGGAACTAGCAGCGGTACAACCTGCTGGTCTGACGGTTGTCTAATAAACCCTAGTATGGACATTATTAGATTGACATTTAACGATAAATGGGTTTAACTATGTCAGAAGTAAAGCTATCTCATGAAGAGCTAGAAGCCATGCTTGATCGTGCAGCCCGTAAGGGTGCCAAGGAAGCATTAGCTTCTATTGGTTTGCTTGATGATAATGCACATAAAGATATGACTGAGATGCGTAGCTTACTTGAAGCATGGCGTGATACTCGTAAGTCCCTCTGGTCTACTGTAATCAGAACTACCACTACAGCTGTACTTGTGTTTATTGCAAGCGCTGTATGGATGTCTTGGGATAATTAATAAGCCGCACAATATAATGAAAACTAATACACGGATAAAACCATGCAAGACGCACAGCTAGATGGAATGTATCGTATGGCTTCCAAGTTCTTGGGCTACACGGGGCCTAAGACTAAAGAAGCTATAGAACAGTTTAGACAATCCAGTCCATCTGTAGCTGCTAAGATGAAGCGCTACAACAATGCTATGGCGCAGGGTGGCTTGATGAGTGGCGGCTCCACCATGACAGCACCGCATATGTCACGTCAGCGTTTTCAGGAGGGAGGCGATGTAGCCCCTCTTCCGAGAGATAATTTTTTCATGGATAAGCCCCCTCTTCCGAGAGAGCATTTTTTCATGGATAAGCCCCCTGAGAATAATGACAACTTCCTAGAGGATGATATTTTCGAGGATCAGCTAAAACAAGAGCTACAACAACTATCGCCTCCAGAAAGGCAGGGTTTTTTTGCAGAAGCATTAGAAACTAATATGGTTACTCCCTTGCGGATGTTGACGCTTGCCCTTGATAGGCGTAGAAGACGGAAGATTGAAGATCACACCAGTTCGAATAGGGGCTACGCTACGGGTGGGGCTGTAACTCCGCCGTCAAACCCATATTATAACGAATATGCGGGCATCCCCCAGCCAACCACGGGTCGCCAGTTCCTAGAGAACTATAATCAGGTCACCAACCAGTTCGACGCCCCTGCCCCAACGGATCCAGCACAGCCTAGTGTAAATCCTACCACAGCTGACCTAGCGCAGGCACAGCAAAACACTGTTATGCAGACAATGGCTCCTGTTAGACCTGGAGTATCACAGATACAAGAGACAGCAGGTCAGATCGTCGATCCTACTACAGGTCAGGCTACTGCAGCGGCTCCTCTGGCACAGGCTGCTCAGGTAGGTGCTACATCTTTGGTTCAACCACAGGCTTCTGTGGCTGCAGGGCAAGTCACACCTACTACAGCACAACCTCAAGTAGCAGATACTCTTGCTGCTACACAGGCTGTTACGGGTCAGGTATCTACAGGTGCACAGGTAACTGCTGCTACACAGGCAGAGACGTCTGTAGCTAATGTAGAGGCAGCACAGGGTACAGCTATCCTAGTGGAGAACCCCGTACAGCGTGAGATTGAAGCTGGTGAGCTTGTCTCTGGTGCTGCAGATGCTGAGAAGGCTGCTGCGTTTACTGAGCAAGTCCAAGCTGCACAAGCTACCCCTTCTAAGAAGGCTACTGTAGCAGGGCAACTAGAGGGCCTTATGCAGGACTTCGAGGGTGGTGAAACACCTGCGTGGGCTGCAGGGTCTATGCGTAGCGCTATGCAAACCTTGGCTGCACGTGGTTTAGGTGCCTCTAGCCTAGCGGGTCAGGCTGTTATTCAGGCCGCTATGGAGTCTGCGCTTCCTATTGCTCAGATGGATGCACAGACTACTGCACAGTTTGAAGTACAGAACTTGTCTAACCGTCAGCAAACAGCTATACTTGCTGCACAACAACGTGCGCAGTTCCTTGGCATGGAGTTTACGCAAGACTTTCAAGCACGTGTACAGAACTCTGCCCGTATCGGTGACATTGCTAATGCTAACTTCACTGCAGAGCAGAACATTGCTCTTGAGAATAGCCGTATAGCTAACACAGTAAGCCTGACTAATCTTAGCAACCGCCAAGCTACAGTTATGGCAGAGGCTGCTGCACTGTCTAACCTAGACATGGCTAACCTGAACAACAGACAACAGGCTGCTGTACAGAACGCTCAGAACTTCATGCAGGTTGATATGACTAACCTGTCTAATGAGCAGCAGACCAATCTGTTCAAAGCACAACAGAACTTACAGGCTTTGTTTACGGATCAGGCGGCAGAGAATGCTGCACAACAGTTTAATGCTTCTAGTGAGAACCAGACTAATCAGTTCTTTTCTAGCCTAGCAAGTCAGACTAATCAGTTCAATTCGTCTCAAGCAAATGCTATG